TCTTTATTTTGTAAGTGTTCCTCCTCCAAGAAATAAAGATAAATGGTCTGGTTGGATTTTTGAGGCTGATCCCAAATCTTTTGTAACTGAAAACTATACAACAAAAGATGGAAGAAAAATGATTCTGATTAATAGAGAACAGCCTTCTTTGAGACCAGTAAAGAAAATCTCGGATGAAGATATTAATGAATTGATGAAATATACTGTTTCGGAATATTGATATGGTTGATCTATTTAAAGAAATTCTACCATCAATTCTTCAAACAAAGAAAAATGTATTAGTTGAAGAACAAGATATTAAAGAGTATAAGCCTTTTATTGTTAATCGAGCATTGTCTTATCACATTGATTGTGTTGCATATGCAAATGAAATGAATCTTTATCCAAATACTGATTCTGATATGCAATATAATTACTTGTTGAATTCGATTCGACCTATGAAACGAAAGTTTCAACCGTGGCAGAAATCATCTTTTGAAAAAGATTTTGAATGTATCAAAAAATATTTTGGTTATTCGAATCAAAAAACAAAAGATATTTTAAGTATACTAACCAATGAACAAATTGAAGAAATTAAAATAAAAATGGATAAAGGTGGAGTTAAAAAATGAAAATGCATAAATATACAATAACACTATTAACAAATATAAAATTATGGAAGAATATCCAAACAACTTAAAAGATGCTAAACAGTTAAACTCTATTTATTATTTTACTGGCAAAAGTTGTCCTCATGGTCATGTATCAAAAAGATATACCAAAAGTTCTAGATGCGTCGAATGTGTATTGTCAAAACAAAAAAAGTTAGGTAATAAATACACAAAAAAATCTAGAGAAAAAAATAAAGAAAAAATACTTAAAAAATCAATAGAAGACTATAGAAAAATAGGAAAAAAATACATATATCTTATGTGGTCTAGAGCAAAAAAAAGAGCCCGTGAAAAAAATGTCCCTTTTGATATTGAATTATCCGATATTAATATACCAACATATTGTCCAGTTTTAGGAAACATTTTGAAAATTTCAAATTGTGGTCGTGGTCCTGGTGACAATTCTCCATCGCTAGATAGAAAAGATCCGAAATTAGGATATGTTAAAGGTAATATTGAAGTTATATCATTTAAAGCCAATAGAATAAAATCTGATGCAGAAATTTTAGATTTACAAAAAGTTTTAATTTATATGGAAAAAATGAAAACTAAATAAATCGGTGGACAATAATAAAAATAACGGAGTGAACAAATAATGATTGCAATAAAAGATTTAGTAGAGGTATTATTAGAAGACAAAGATGATTTCTTAAAAGTTCGAGAAACTTTGACTCGAATCGGTATTTCTTCCAAAAAAGAAAAAATCTTATATCAATCTTGTCACATTCTACACAAACAAGGTAAATACTATATTGTACATTTTAAAGAGATGTTTGCACTCGATGGTAAACCAACAGATATCTCAGAGAATGATCTCTCTCGAAGAAATGCAATTGCAAAACTTTTAGAAGAATGGGAATTAATCAAGATTGTTGATCCAGAATCGATTAAGACTCCACCTCCTATATTCTTATCTCAGATAAAAATTATTTCACATAAAGAAAAGAATGACTGGCAACTAATACCAAAATATAATATTGGTAAGAAGCCACAAACCGATTGACACCGTATAAATAATGTAGTACACTGAGTACTGTTACGCCCTTTTGGGGTAACAATTTTTCAACTCGCTTATTTAAGGAGACCACTATGACATACGTTAAAGACGTTTTTGGTAAAGATATGTTCAAAGATTTCGGCAAATTCTATGTCGGTTTTGATGATCAATATAACAGACTAGCAAAGATCCACGACGATCTTACAAAAAATATTCCTAATTATCCACCATACAATATCATCAAGACGGGTGAAAACACCTATTCTATTGAAATTGCTGTTGCTGGATTTGGAAAACAAGATATTGAAATTGAACTAAATGATGGTAAATTGATTGTTAAAGGCAATGTAAAAGCTGAATCTGATAATAGTGAATTCTTGTTTAAAGGAATTGCAAATCGTGCATTCACTCGTACATTTGCATTAAATGATCAAATTGAAGTTCAAAATGCAGATTTGATCAATGGTATGCTAAAAATCTTTTTAGAAAGAATTATTCCTGAACATAAAAAGCCTAAGAAGATCGAGATTGCTCAATCTACTACTAAGGGTGCATAATGTTTAAGAAAATTTTTAATTCAATTCTAGAAGGTATTTCTAGTCGTAAACTTTTTGATCAAAAAGGATATGTTGAATTCTATCTATCACAATCAACAGATCATGCTGATTTAGAAAGTAGGATGAGATTTCTTAAATCAAAAAATTATCTATAAGTGAATGTAGCGTGGTGGCAACACCACGCTTGACAGTATAACCGATTTACTATACAATGGATCTATTATGAAGAAAAGCAAATACAAAATGGATAAATTGATCAAATATAAAAACATCTTTACGCAAGATGTTGTTTTGTCTTCACCCGAATGGCCCATCAAAAATATAGACGGTGTTATTTTCATTGGTGTTAAAATAACAGAATCGGATAAACAGATTAAGTGGATGCGGAAAGATTCTTTGGAACGCGCCCGTTGAATTATTCCGCCTGTAGCTCAGTGGATAGAGCATAAGACTTAATTTTTATAAATAATATAAAACCACCGAGCCCGACATCGGTCTTCTAAACCGATCCTTAGAGTTGGGTGGAAGGCATGAGGTTCGATTCCTCCCGGTGGTGCCATTTATGGGAGTTTTTCTTATGAAAAAAACTAAATGTGAAAAATGCCAAAATTATTTTTCGAATAGAGCAGGAAATTATGCTAGGCATAATTCAGTATGCAATGGAAATTACATTCCGTTTGTTAAAGTAATTTCTTGTAAATATTGTAATTTTTCTTTTGATACACTTACAAATTCCGAACGTGCAAATCATACTAGATGGTGCGATTTAAATCCCAATAAAAAAAATTATATAGAAAAATTAAAAAATAATAGGAAATATTGTAAAAGTTCTTTATCCGATGAACACAAAAGAAAACTTTCCAATGCTCATAAAAATGGCAAATATTCTCACATTGAATATAGTAAATTTTTTTTAGGAAAAAAACATACAGACAAAACTAAAAATTTAATTAGTTTAAAAGCTAGATTATCGACACATAGACGATTAGTAAGGAGTATTAGACCATATACAAAAAAAGATGGAAGTATAGTTATGTTAGATTCTTCTTGGGAAGAAGCATTGGCTTTTAGATTGGATAATTTAAATATCAATTGGATACGTCCAGAAAATCCAATTAGCTATACTACATCCGATGGTAAATCACACAATTATTTTCCAGATTTCTATTTACCCGAATATGATTTATTTCTTGATCCTAAAAATCCATTCGCATTAACTGTACAAAAAGATAAAATTAATATTTTAAATGATATGATGTCCAATTTAATAATAATAAAATCTTTAGAAGATTGTAAAAATTTCAATATATTATGAAACAAAAATTTATCCATGCATATATGGACGTTGCTCATCGATTTGCTAAATTATCTACAGCAAGACGATTAAATGTTGGTGCAATCATCGTAAAGAATGATCGTATTATCTCAATTGGTTATAATGGAATGCCTTCTGGTTGGGATAATAATTGCGAAATTGAATTTTCTACAAGTCCTTGGCCAGCAGAACTTCCTGAACTATTAAATATAACATATACGCTAAAAACTAAACCAGAAGTTATTCATGCTGAAGCAAATGCTATTGCAAAGTTAGCAAAAAGCACAGAATCTGGTGAAAATTCAGTAATGTTTCTAACTCATTCTCCATGTATTGAATGCGCAAAACAGATATATACAGCAGGCATCAAGAAAGTATTCTATCGTGAACAATATCGTTCCACTGATGGACTTGATTTTTTAAATAAGTGCGGTATAGAAGTGGAGCAAACATGAGCGATTACTGGGGTTATCATTTAATTTTGGATATAAGAGGTTGTGCAGTCGATAAAGCAACAGATCCAAAACATATTAAAAAGTTTACTAAAAAATTAGTAAAAGATATTGACATGATTGCTTATGGCAAACCAAAAGTTGTCCATTTTGCAGCAGGTACAGAAAAAGCAGGTTGGACAGTAATTCAACTTATTGAAACATCTAGTATTGTAGGACATTTCTTAGATAAGAACGGCGATCTGTACTTAGATATTTTTAGCTGTAAACCATTTGATGAAAATGTTGTTGTAAATTTAATAAACAAATTTTTCAGTCCAGAAAATATTAAAACAACATTTTTAACCAGACAAACTTAATGTTGT